AGCAGCACTTACAATTCTCCTAAGTTCATTATTAATAGTTCTAATACTAATAATATTTATAATAGACTTTTAAGTCTGATAGTTCCTATTATAGTTTTGAATTCATAAATAGAAATCCTAATTTCATTACTAATAGAATTTATATCATTTCCTATAAGTCCTTTAAGAACAATATTATATATAAGTCCTAAGTTCATTATTAATAGACCTAATATTAGTATTTCTTCTAAGTTCTTTAAGTCTAATTCTTCTATTATCTATTGTCTATTGTTGTTAGTAGTCCAAAGTCTATCTTCGATATACTTAGTCCTATTAGTCTAGTTAAGTCTTACTATTGTATTTAAGTCCTTAATTAGACTTATCTATATTATATGGTATTAATTGTATTATCAGGTCTTATTGTGTAAGCCCTTTCTCCTATTCTGTCGAATAGTTTGAAGATTTAGCAACAGAGTTGTAAAAATAGAATGGTAAGAATTAGTTGATATTTTAGCTTAGTATTAGAACATATAGTAGAGTGTTTATTAGTGTAAACTAGTGTGAATGAAAGTGAAATTATACAGAGAATACAACTCTAAAGGTTTTTTAACTAGTTAGATATTGATGATATAGATATTATTCGTATACTTGTGCTATTAATGACTGACGGTTATATTACAGTCAGTAATGTTAGTCAACTTAATTAATGGTATTAATAATCTAATTAAAGTAATTATGCTACACTTAGAGAACAAAACTAAAGGAGAGACTTTCCTAGTTCCTCAACACATGGCAGAAATTGATTTCCAATATGTTTCTGAAAGAGTTAAGAATATTACTCCTTTCAAGCATTTTGGTATTGTTGCTATTATTCAGACTGCTAAACTTCGTGAAATTATTAATCCTGACTTAAAAGGAACTGGTAATACTCGATTTATATTAGTTAAAGCTAATTATAGTGATGATGTTAAAGAAGGAGATAGAGCTTTGCTCAATCGTTTCTTATATGTTGCTCCTTCTGATGTATTTACTGGTATAGATTGCAATCCTCGTAGTAATGAACTTACTCCTTATAATCTTGCTGAATTTATTCGTAGTGACCAAGACTTAAATATAAGTATTGCTCGTGGTGAGATATTCCGTAAGGTTAGTACTGGTTCTGTTATTAGTTTACTTGGTAATGAGGTAAGTCCTGCGACTATTGAAAAGAAAGGTGACAATGGTAAATTGATTACTACTATTGCTGAAACAGTAGTTTGTGTTGGTTATAAGATTGTTCGTCTTTCTGATATTCAAGGACAGAATACTATTGAAGGTCTTATTCCTAATGGTAAACCTCAAAAGTTTATTGTTGCTACAAACTTATTACAAATATAATAGATGCCGTCTATTGATTTAAAAGAGAAGAGAGAATTGATGCTTGATAGAGCTGATATTATTGCTCTATTAGGTGTCACTCCCCAAGATGCTCTTATTATTAATGATATTGTTGATGATATTGAAAGTCAAGTAGTCAATAGAATTAAGACTATGGGGAGAGTTACAATTCCTCGTATCGGTTCATTCTTTCCGAATGAAGGTAAACTTGATGCAATGGAGCATCATGCTTTAATGAAAGAGAAAAGGCAAGAGCTTACTCCCGAAGAATACAAAGAGTTTAGAAGAGGTCTTATATTGTCTAGAGTTGTTCAACGTCGTAGATTTAAAAGTAGAACTACTATAATATCTCGTACAATTAGGCTTAATAAAGTTCTAGCTGGACGAAAACTTAGACAATTTGGTAGAGATGAACGTGGTTATAAACTATATATGTATTTCTTTAGTAAGATGAAACCAGTTAATGATTCTGATTACTATATTAATCTATTAAATAGAGAAGGTTATGATTGCGAAGATTTCCCCATTGGATTTAAGTGGTATGATTAGTGTTAATGAGCAAGGTTATCCCTATGCTCCTAACGTTTATCAGATACAGGATAAAGATGTAAGAGAATTATATCTTCGTGATAATAGTGAGGATAAACTTCGGTATATTAAAGAAGCCGGAGTTATCTTTTATGTAGCCGACCCTAAATCTCCACCTAATCAAATGGGATATAGTCGTTCTGAAGCATTAGCTTCTGCAAAGACTAATTATGGTCTTCCTGCTGATTGGAATCCTGATGCTCTTATTCTTCGTCTTATTGATAGATACCATGAGGATAAAATGGGTGTTGCAGGAGAAGCTCTTGAAAGTATTCTTAGAGCTGTTCATAATAGTTCTCGTGCAGCAAATATTATTAGTGAACAACTTACTAATAAACTTAACTCTGGTTTACAAGCCGAAGATGCTTTACCAGTTATTGACTTAGTAACAAAACTAAATGGTATTATTAATATCATTCCTAATCAAATTAAGGCTTTAGATGAAGCTAAACAAGCTGCTGCTCTTGAAATAGAGCAAAAGAAAGCTAGAGGTGGTAAGGTTGTTACTATGTCTATGTCTGCAAAAGATGCTAGTGATTTGGAAGCTCAAGTAGAAGCTCAAAAGAGAGAGCTAGGATTAGTAAGTGATACAATTGTCAACGCTCCTTTACGGGGGAAATACGAGAGTACAAAATGATACCTGTAAAATCTGAATATAAACAAACGAAGTTATACTTTGATGAACCTACTCATAAGTATACAGATAATTGTGGTAATTCTTATATTAGTGCTACTACAATTATTCATTCTTATGTTCCTAAGTTCGATTCTAATTATTGGGCTAAATATAAAGCTAAAGAAGAAAATACTTCTATTAAAGATATAAAGAATCAATGGGATAAGATAAGAGACAAGGCTTGTGATATGGGTAATGTTTATCATAATAGCTTTGAAGAAGGTATTCGTCAAAATAGTAAGTTCTTTAATGCTATTAAATATCTTAATAAGCAAGAGAGTAAACAAATGGTTACTGTTGCTGATTTAGATGTTGTTGATAGTCATACTAAACTTCTTGATGTTGATGCTTTTATTGACCATACCGAAAACAAATACCCAGAAATATATAAAGTATTTAAGTTCTATACTGAAAGAGATTATAAGATTTATTCAGAGATAGGAGCTTTTCTTCCAAAGTATTTAGTTAGTGGTACTATTGATATATTGCCTATAAGAGAGGACGGATTCGTTATACTAGATTGGAAAACTAATCGTACTGGTCTTAGATTTCAGGCAGGTTATTATAAGAAAGATAAGAGTGTTAGACCTGTTCAAGAAACAGATGAATGGGTACATAAACCTGAAGATGTTCTTCTTCCACCTTTTGGCGGTCTTCCTAATTGTAATGGAACTACATATAGTTTACAATTAAACTTATATGCTAAAATGGTTCATCTTATTACTGGTTTACCATGTAAAGGTTTAGCTCTTTGTCATATTGAAGTTCCATTTATACTTAACCAATATGGTAGACCTCAAAGATTTAAAGACGGTTTTCATATTGATGAAAGTAAGACAGAAACAGCTAAGTGGTATAAAATATCTAGGTTAGAACCTGAAATAGATACTATGCTTAATATTCGTTATCAAACTGTTAATGGAAGTCAGAAACAACAAATGAATTTATTTGTGTAATAATTAAAGTTATGAATAAATATAATATTAAGTTAATAGATAAATGTCGAACAGTTGATTGGCGAAAGACATTAGAAAGTAGAGGATATGTTTATTTCTCTACTGGAAAGTATAATCTTAATCTTATTGGAGTTCGTGCTAAAGAACGTGATAATAATGAGTTTAATGATGCTTTTATAATTGATTATTGGACAGGTAATGGTAGAAGATATACTCCTGTTTATCCTTGTACTACTGACCCAGGATTTAAAAGTCTTGAAAAACCTGTTAATATTAAAGGTTGTGCAATTCTAGTTCCTGGTCAATATCGTGGTTGTTTTAAGAAAGGTTATCATAAAGGACAGTATGCTGCTCTGGTTCAGCATAAACCTGTTAAAGTATTCCGTGATGCTAACAAGGATTTTTATATGGATTGTGATGAATCTTCTATTGAGGAAGGTATGTTTGGAATTAATATTCATAAGGCAGGTGAAGCTAGTGTTGTTGTTGACGGTTGGTCGGCAGGTTGTCAGGTTCTAGCAAGAGGTACTGATTTTAGAGAACTTATGAATATAGTTGAATTATCCATTCCTATTTGGGGAAGTATATTTACTTATACACTATTAGAAGAAAAGGATTTGATAATATGAAACTAAAGAGCATTGGAATAGGACTATTAGTAGTAGTTATACTATTTATTGGAATTAGAGTATTCACCCATTTTGTTTCAAATAAGGAATATGTAGAAGTCCCACTTATCGTTCCTGATACTATATATCAGGAAATAGAAACAAAGAGAGATAGTTTACAACTAGTAATAGATTCTATTCTCAATGCTCTTAATAATACTAATCAGTATGAGAAAGAATTTAATAAAGCGATTAGTGATACTGATAGTATTGCTATCCTCGAACGCTTCATATATCTTGTGTCAAAACCAGTCAGAGTTAAGAATCAAGAGACTAGAGACGAAGGTAGATAGTTTACAGCAATCACGTTCCTTTATGGGGGATAGCGGAGCGAAGCGGAGCTTAGATAAAGAAGTATTAAGAATAGCCAATGCTAAGTTAATACTTTCAGAAGAGTACAAAAACCAATACGAATCCTACAAGAAGTTATATGAATTAAAAGTTCAAGATAGCTACTTGCAGGATTCTGTTATATCTAAGCAACGTGAAGAAATAAGAAAGATAACGTTAATAGGTAATGAAGCTATTACTAATCTTAATAAGGAGTATAAGAAGTCTAAGAGATATAAAAAACAACGTAATGGATTTATAGCTAGTACAAGTGTGCTAGCTATTCTTGTTGTCGTATTATTAAAATAACTATATAGATTATGCAATTGTCTGAATATCCATTTTTCATGTATTACATGGAAGAAGATAAAGGAAAGAAGTATAAACATGCTAAAGACTGTGGATATAAAGACCCATTTGACCATTTCTTAATAGGAGAAAGCGGAGGATTCTTAATGAACATTGACCCAAATAAGAGATTTGTTAATACAGAGCTTCTTCGTCCTGCTGCTATTGCTTATGAGAAAGATGGGGTTTATACTAAGTTTGCAGTAGATAGTATGCCTTATACTAACTTTCGTAAACAAGAAACTCTTCGTAGACTTGTAGGTTTTAAAGCTCCTTGTCTTATGGATACTAGAACTGGTGAGATAGAAGAGGTTTATATTACTGGTGAACATTATAACTTTATTAATTATGGACGTATTCTTAAACTAGATACTAAAACACTTCGTGTTGAAGAAGGTAAAGTTACTGGACGTAAGATAAGAGGATTTCCACGATTCATAGATTGTCAATGGTGGTACTTCTTGATTAAACAGTTCTGTCGAGATAATGGTTTATTCCTTATAAATGATAAAACTCGTCGTGGTGGATTTAGTTATATGGAAGCTATTGGTTCTGCAAATTTTATTAATCTTACTCCTAATCGTGCTGTTATTCATGCAGCCAGTGATAACAAGTTCTTAGTTCAGTCTGGTGGTTTATCAGACTTTATGAAGAAACAGATTATCTTCTATGAATCTAATACACCATTTGTAAGAGGTATAGCTAAGATTGATGCTAGTGATTTTATATTAGGTTATAAAGACCCTAGTACAGCAATTATTGATGATAACAGTTGGAATAGTGCTTGTATATCTGTATCTACTAAGAATAATCCTTCTGCCGCTGTTGGTAAAGATGCCGGAGAAATTAAGTGTGAGGAAATGTCAGAGTTTGAAAACTTTGATGATTTTATGGATGTTACTGAACCTACACTAAAGACAGGTTCTGTTACTACTGGTTTTCTTAATGCTTGGGGTACTGCTGGTAAAGCTAATGCTGGTTGGGTTACATTTGAACAGAACTTCTATGACCCTAGAGGTAGAAACTTTATGGCATTTGAAAATGTATGGGATAAAGATAGTAGACCGGAAGTATGTGGTTATTTTAAACCTTATTGTTGGGGACTTGAAGGTTATAAGATTGGTGATGATAATCAGATTGCTACTCTTACATCTCTTGATGATGACGGTAATTCTGATATAGCTTTAGGTTTTCAGATAGCCGAAGAAGAACGTGCTATTGAAAAAGCTAAAAGTAAATCATTTGCTAAGTTTATTAGTTATTGTGGACAATATGCTAATATGCCTAGTGAATCATTTAGTTCTGTAAGTGAGAATATATTTAGTAGTGAGATACTAGATGAATGGGAACAAGAGCTAAAGATGTCTAATAAGTATAATTTCTATATAGACGGTAAGTTTGTAGAATATGATTCTGATAATTTTGAGTTTATTCCTAATGAACGTATTGCTGCAACTGGCGGTGTATATAGAAAAGATTTCTTTGATTATATTAAGAATGTTCCTCGTCATTCTAATGAAGACCCCGAAGGTTGTATTCGTAAATGGTTTAATCCTATTAAAGTTGAATATATAGATAAGAAAACTGGTCAGTTAACTAAAGGTACTCCTCCAGGGATATATAGTATTAGTTATGACCCTGTTGGTATTGATAAAGACAAGAAAGAGCTTACTAACAAACATTCTCATAATAGTATTAAAGTATGGATGAATCCCTGCATATATAATGGTTATCGTCCTAGACTATGTGCTGTGTATTATGGTCGTCCTGATGAACTAGAAAAGGCAGACAGAATATGTTATTACTTTGCAGTTACTTATAATTGTCTTGGTACAACTAATGTTGAAATCAATCGTGGTGAAACAGTAAGTAATTTTAAGAAGTGGAAAGCTGTTAAGTATCTAGGTTATCATCCTGTTCATCTTTGGGACACTAATATTAATAGTAAGAAGGTTAATACTATTGGTTATGATATTAGTAGTGAGACAGTGAAACTTGACGGTCTGCGTATGTTGAAGGAAATGTTGTATTCCCCCATAGGGAAGTTTGAAGACGGACGTGACATGCTTGTTCTTCATACTATATATGATTATCAGTCGGTACTAGAGTTAAAGAAATGGTCTAATACTGGTAACTTTGACCGTGTATCAGAAATGATTGTTAGAGGTATTGAATGGGCTGCTAACGATAAGTTTGCTAAAAAGCAACTTGAACATAGACAAAGAGTTCAAACAGAAAAAGAAAATTTTTGGAATCGTAAACGTTATTAATTATGAGTTGGTTAACAGAAAGTAACAGGTTAAAACATTTCCTCTATGCAATTCCATGTGGATTGCTAGGAATAATGTTAGTAGTAGGTCTTGCCGTAGGCATGGAGTTTAAAGATAAAATGTATGGGAACAAGTTTGATTTCTTGGATATTTTAGCTACATTGCTTGGTGGAATGATAGGATTCGTGTTAATGCTTATTATAGTAATAGCTACGGGTGCTATTGATTGGTACATTAATATACTTATTAAACTAAGCGAATTATTATGATTGATGCAAAGCTAAATGTTAGACTTGGGGATATGCCTAAACAGCGTATCCCTAATTCTGAAAAGGATGAGTATTGGGCAGGCAGAACAATAGATTATTGTATTGCTGCCGGACTGGCTTGTAATGATAGAACTAAGACTGAACAACTTCTTGAAATACTTCATGGAGAAATGCCTGACGAGTTTTATCGTAAGACACTTAATCCTTACAATGCTACTAAGGAAAACTTTAAGAGATTTCCAGCAACTCTAAGAAATCTTGATATTATTAATGATGTAGTTCGTCGTTATTTATCAGAATATGTTAAGTCTCAACATGAATTTATTGTTGGTGCTAATAATCCTGAAATTATTATGGCTCGCGATGCAGCTATTCGGGAAGATATAGTTAAGAGAGCTATGATAGCGTTTCAACAAGAAGTTCAAAAGAGAGTACAACAGCAACAAGCTGAAAATGCTCAATTAGAAGCTCAAGGGCAACCAATACAAGATGTTGACCCAGCACAACTTGCAGGTGATGCAGAAGAGTTTGAAAAGAATTTTATTGATAATTATATAGATGAGATAAGTGCACAAGCACAACAACTATTAGAAGTTATTGATGATGTTCTTAACAATGAGACAATAATTCCGGTTGAGTATTTCAACTATATCACTACGGGGGAAGTTTATAGTTTCCATACTGTTCGTGGTAAGAAACTAATTAAAGAATATGTTCCTACTACTGATATGTATCCTGTTCCTAATGGAGAACAAATGGTATCTAAATATGATATTGTAGCTCGTAGAATGTTAATGAGTTATAATCAGGTAATAGACCAATTCTCTGATGAATTAACAGAGGAACAACTAGAATTTATAACTAAGTATTATAATCCTAGTACTGTTGGAGCTACTCGTACTCTTAGTCTTAATTCTTATACTTATTATTTTCCTGAAAAGTGTAAGAACTATAAAGAAGATACTGGTGAGATATTTCCGTCAGAAGGTTATGATTTAAGATTAAAGAACGGAGAATTGTTAGAAGTATGGCATGTTAATTGGAGAGGATATGCTCAAGTTAAGATACTAAAGTATATTAACGAAGTAGGTTTAGTTGATGAAATGATTGTTCCTGATGACTTTGAATTTAATCCTGAACTAGGTCATATTGAAATATCTGTTGTATATAAACCACAGATATATGAAGGTTATCGTATTGGAGGACAACGTTTCGGTATATATCCAGGTGGTGCTAAACCTATTCCTTTCCAAATAGATGATGATGCTAGATTGCAATATTGTGGACTTCAAGAAGTTCTTCCTCAAATGGGAAAGTTCTCTATTGTAGAAATACTTACTCCTTTCCAAATACTGATTAATATATTCTCTTATCATAGAGAAATGATGATAGCTAAGAATAAGATGTTTATTCTTGTTGCAGCTAAGTCGCTATTTGGAGAAGATGCAGAAGAAGCTATATATAATATAGCTGCTGAAGGTATATTTCCATACGATGATGCAGAAGATATTAATAGCACTAAAGCGCAATCTATTAAAATGCTCGATGCTAATATCTCTGGTTATATTACTGAAATATCTAATCTTATTGAATCTATTAAAGCCAGTGCACGTGAAATGGTAGATATGACACCACAACGTTATGGACAAATAGCTACTAGTGCTGGTAAAGGTACTACGGAAGAAGCAATTATTCGTGGTTCAATGGGAACTGTTATTATCAATTATATGTTTGATAAGTTCCGTGAAGATGAATATATCGTAGACTTAAATAATTCTAAGCTAGCTTGGATTGATGGGTTAGATACTTCCTATTATGACAAGTCGGATAGAAAGCAATATATTTCTCTTAATGTAGAGAATCATACTCTTGGACAGTATGTAGTTAAAGCTAAGAATTCTGATAGAGAAACAGAGAAGTTCGAGCAACTCAAAGAGTGGGCTTTCAATGCTAGTCAGAATGGAGATTTAATGTCAGCTGTTGCAGCTATTACTTCAGGGAACATATCTAGTCTTAAACTAGCTATTAATCGTTATCAAGAGATTCGTCAGAAAAACGAAGAATCTCTTCGTCAACTAGACCAACAGTTAGAAGATGCTAAGAATAAAGCTGTTCTTGAACAGATAGCTGCAAAAGGTGAACAAGATGCTAGACTTGCTGAAATCAAAGGTTATTATGACCTTCTTGCTAAAGGAATGGATACGGAAGCTGCAATGGCTGCTCTAGCTAATCAGCCTGCACAAACTGTACTACAAGATAACTCTGCCGAACTATCTTTAAAACAAGCTGAACTCAATGAGAAGAAACGAGCCAAAGACTTGGATATGATTAATGCTGCATTAGATAGAGATAATCAACTAAAGATAGCTAAAGAGAATAAGAACAAATATGATAAACCAAAGTCTAGTAGTAGTTCTAGTAAGAAGTGAACACTAAGTCGTAATTAGCTATATACCTTTCTCTATGATTCAGACGTGCCCTACGGATGCTTCCGTAGGGTTTTTCGTACCCGTAAGATTGACGTAGACCGCATTTCTTTTGTCTCTATTGCATTTTCCCCCTTAAAGAGATGAACTGTATTAGAAAGCATTAAAATGCCGTAGCAAGCCTTAAAATGGCTTATTATTTTGCCCTGTATTGAACGTTCGTTTTAGCCGATACTATTCAACTCTTATATTACTTAAATTCAAATACGAGCTTTTCTAAACCTAATAACAAGGTATTCAAACTAACAAGAGTTGTGTTTCTCATATTATTAAACTACATTTGGACTTGAAAGTAATAATTAAAACATATTTATTATGCCAACTTTTAATAATAATGATTCTCTCGATTTAAGTACTGCCAAAATAGATGATATATCTACTGTTGGTGGTGCAGGTCAAGGTGCTGGCTCTGGTAATAACGGTAATACTACCGGACAGGGACAACAAGGTGCTGGACAACAAGGTCAACAAGGTCAACAAGGTAATGGTAATGGTAATGGTAATGGTAATCCTGATACTGATACTAATATTGATACTGATAACGGTAATGGTAATACTGGAAATCAAGGTCAGCAAGGTCAGCAAGGTCAAGGGGATAATCAGCAACAAACCTCTTCTATGGGGGAAGTTCAGTTATCAGAAGGTGACACCGTTAATGTAGATGGTGTGGATTATACTATTGATGCCGAAGGTAATGCTATTGCTGCTGACGGAACTGTATTCCGTACCGCTACTGAACTTGCTGAACTTATCGCTCAAAATGGTTCTGAACCAAGTGTTCTTAACCAATTACAAACTCGTTTCGGTTCTGACTTTAAAGATGAAAACGGCAATCCTATCGTATTCGATGACAATGAAGAAGGTATTGCTGCTTATGTTGAAACAGTAGTTCAGAGCAGAGTTAAAGAAGCTCAAGCTGCTGCTATTAATAACTTATTTGAAACTTATCCTCAAGTAGAACAAGTTATTAATCATCTTAAACTAAATGGTAGTCTTGACGACTTCGTAGAAATACCTGATAGAAGTCAAATTACTGTTAGTAAAGATAACGAAGAACAACAAGCTACTTTTATTCGTGAAGAATGGAAACTTAGTGGTAAGAAAGGAGACGTAAACAAATTTATTGACTATTGTAAGAACGCTGGTATTCTTTATGATACTGCCGTTGAATCTAAAGAAGCTGTTGATAGCATATATGAATCTCGACTTGCTGAACAGAAAGCACAAGTAGAAGCTAAAGAAGCTGCTGCTGCTGCCGAAGAAAAAGCATATTGGGATAATGTAGAAAAGACTATTAGCAAAGGTGAACTATTAGGTTATAGTATTCCTGAACAAATCCAATGTAACAAAGATGGAAAGAAAGTAATGCTTAGTCGCAGAGACTTCTTGAAGTATGTGTCTACTCCTGTTGATAGTGAAGGTAATACAGCCTATATGTTAGACGAAGCTAAAGTTGATTCTGATGCTCGTATGCAGGATGATTTACTTAAAGCATTTCTAAGGTTTACTGGTGGCGATTATGCTAGTCTTGTTGGTATGGCTGTTAATAAACAAAAAGTTCTATCTATTAGAACTGCCGCAGCGCAAACTACTGGTAAAAGGACTGTTATTATCAATAGTAAAGGTAATAATTCTAAGACAGTTGATAATGACCAACTAGTCTTGAACTAACTAAATTAAAACTAATATGTACAGATTAAGAGAAGTCGAAAGAGGTAGATATGATGACAGAGGTTATTCTAATGAACAATCTCTTGCTGCCTTAATGATTCAAAAACCGGAGGAAATCAACAACTTCCTGACTTACACTTATGGTATGGAAGATGACCGATTCCCGCTAACTTTCCTTACCGAAGGACAAGGTGCTGCTGGTGTTCGTGACATTACTACTGTTGAGTGGACTTGGAAGACAATGGGTCGTCAGAGATTCAATGATTACATTGTTTGGGCTGACACTGGTGATACTACTCCTGGTATTGGTGGTAAACCTATTAAAGTTGAGTTTGCTACTGGTCTTATTATTGAACAGTATGGTTTGCTTGCTCCTGATGGTAAGACAGCTGTTCGTGTAATGCGTGACCACGGTGCAGGTAATCATGGTGGACATCTGTATTCTTTGCAGCTAAAGAATCCAGATAAGAGTGCTTATATTGACCCAGCTAACTTTGAGAAAGGTAAGTATTGGTGTATGTTAGCTCCGTCTATTCCTGAATCTTATTCTAAGGGTAACAAAACTAATGTTATGGGTCCTGGTGTTATGAAATCCCAGTTAGGATTCAAACGTTATAGCAAGGAAATTGCAGGTAACATTAGTAATGTTATTGTTAGTTATGCTTTCAAGACAAAAGGCGGTGGTACTGATACTCGTTGGATTAATGAAGAAATGCGTCAGTTCGATGTTCAGATGCGTATCTCTAATGAGATTGACTTATGGACATCTCGTTACAATCGTACTGTTAATGGTACTATTGATATGAAGGATTGGGATAATGACCAACCTATTCCTGAAACTGCCGGAATGTTTGAAATCCTAGAAGAATCAAACTACGATACTTATGGCGAATACTTGCCTCTTAGCAAGTTAAAAAGAACTATTGGTGATGTAGTTGATAAAGATACTGATACTGGTTCTATGGAGATTACTCTCTACGCAGGTAGAGGTGGTATCGAAGATTTCGACATGGCTATTCGTGAAGATGTTAAGACAGAAGGATTCATTACTCCGCTTGGAGAAAAGATGATTGGTGAAGAAGGTGGTGGTCTTACTTATGGTAAATATTTCCGTAAATATAAGACTATTGACGGACATACTGTTACTTGTGTTCATCTTCCATTCTTGGATAAATCTCCTATTGCTGAAACAGCAAAAGCTAATGGACTTATTCATCCTCGTACTGGTTTGCCTATGACATCTCACAAACTGATGTTCATTGACAATTCTGTATATAACGGAAATCGTAATGTCCGTATGGTACGTATGAAAGGTCAGTCTTACCTTGTTGGTGTATTGAAAGGTCTTACTCCTATTCCACCGTCTTGGGGTTCTGTTCCTAGCAATTCTATATCTACGGATATTGATAAATCTCAATATGAAGTTAAGATGTCTCGTGGTCTGCAAGTTGACAGACAAGAGAAGATGTTCATGTTGGAGTGTGTACTCTAAAGTTAAACAATTAAACTAAATTATAATGGAAGGACAAACACCAAAAACCGGTACATTCGGTAGTAGTCTAGCTAATCCAAATCCACAGCCTGCAAGTATTTCGCAGGCTAAAACTCCCGAAGCTCCTAAACAAACCTATGAACAAATTCTTAAAGAAGAAGATGGTTTAGACAAAGACTTTCTTGAAGAAAGATATATTGTAATAGCTCTTGCTACTGATATTACTATTAATTCTGTTTATCGTCAAGTTAATGCTAGATACATTGCTGAACGTCATGATAGTATTGGTGGTAGTATTAATTCAGCTAGAGTCTTGACTAGCAACTATGAAGAAATGGCAGCTTATATGCCTTCTCTTATTGGTTGTTCTCCTAACGCACAAGAGTATGTTACTAGAGTTCAACGTTGGTTTAATAGTATATCTATTCCAGTTGATGGTGATGGAAAGAAACTTAACTGTTCGTTCCAATGGAGAAAGAAAAGAGATTATCTGGATTATAAGATAGATGAAACAGCTATCGTAGAAGAATACGATAATGCTGAAAAGTCTAATCCTAAACAGTTGAAAGATGTTATTGCTAGATATGTCAATAAGATTAATGCTCTTGAATCTACTCGTTATAAATATGGACATCCTATTAAAGTAGATGATTATCTTGCATATCGTCATTGCCTATTATATCCGATTGTAGCTAAAGACGTATCTGTTATTAGTTTTGATTCTCGAATCAAGTTCTATATAAAAGATGAACAACGTGAAGCTAATCGTTTGAAACGTAGTCGTATTCAGGCTAACAAAGCAAGACGTAATTATCTTGATGCTATTGATAATGATGCTAAGTTCAAAGCTATCTTTGTATGCTACTGTGCAAGCAACAAACAAGATGTATTGTCTAACTTGTTACTTGACCGTACAATTCAAGAAAAGATTCTTGACGAGTTCACAATTAAAGAGCCGGAGAAATTCAACAAACTGTTTAACAATTCACAAGTTGAACTTCAAGCGTTTATTGAAGAAGCTATCGCTAGAGGAGAACTAGTTCGTTCGGAAGTTAACCAAACTGTTCTAACTCCCGAAGGCGGATTCATTGGAGCTAACATGAAAGAAGCATTAGCTTATTTCAGTAATCCTGAAAATGCTGACTACAAAAGAGCACTTGAAACTAAACTTAAATTATAATAACTGGTTATTATGAAAGTAGCAGAGATACATAACGAGTTCATGCTTCTAGCTCAACAAATGGGCATGAAAACTGTGCGAGCAATACTTCCCGAACAGGTAGATGAAATAATCAATTTAGAGACTATCGAATATGTAAAAGATGTTTTCTCTCGTAAAGGTAATCGTGAACTCGATGGTATCTCTGATAACGTTATAAGATTAACAGAACTTAGTCCTCTTCATACTAGTATTAAGATTGAAGCTGAACAAGGAGATATAATGTTTGGTACTGGTTATAAGATAGAGTTGAACGACTATCCAACACCCATGTTCTATACATCTGTTTACTCCTTTAAGGGGGATAAGTCTTATCGTTGTAGATTGATAGACTTAGACTTAGTGAGTGAAACGATGAACGATTATCATTCAAAGTCTATTGTTATAAGTCCTATATGTTATAAGACTGAATCTAATATTGAAGTAATTGCAACATTTGAAATAGATAGGTTCTTAGTTAATTATATTAAGTATCCTACTCTAATTAGTATTGCAACTAATACTACGAACGAACTATCAGATGTTGCTATGCACGAAGTTATTAAGAGGGCTGTTAATACCTTTAATGCTATCTCTAATAATAATAGTTATGAGAAAGTTTCAAACGAATTATCTAAATTAGAATAAAATGGAAAGACTGTTATTTGCAGGTAATGTTGCACTGGCTACTACTCCCGCTACTCTTGCAGCTGTTAATGCTACTGGTATTGCAGAAGGTGCTGTTGCTCTTTACGACCATGAAGGTGCAATCATCTCGAAAGCTCTTACTAAGAACATTCCGATGTTTACCTTATTTGTTGGTGGTGGAGCATTTGCTAATAAGAGCAAGTATGCCAATATTGTATCTAATATTGATACTAGACGTTTCTCTTATGTTAAGAGTGTCTATACTGCCGGAACTAAATTCAGTGCGGAAGTTACTGTTCCTACCCCCGTAGTAGGAAAGGACTATACGTTAACTATGGCTAAAGCTCATACTGTTCTTAATGAACGTTATAAGTGGTCAGCTAGTGAGCGTGCTCGTGAAGGCGATACTGCTCCTATTATTGCTAAGAAGTTAAGTACTCAACTTAATTCTCTTGGTAAGAATGAAGGATTTACTGCTACTGTTTCTGCTGCTAAAATTACCGTAACTGGTATTGATTATGAAGCATGGAACTTGATTGCAGGCGATTCATTGTTCGGAGTTACAATCACAACTACGAAAGCTATGAAACCAATTAATGATGATGCTGCTCTTAAAGAATTACAGATTCGCTGTATTGGTGCAGAAGGTATTAACTCTACTAGTAATGATGCTCGTAAGTTATATACTTTGCCGGAATTCTCTAATGCAGGTGGTTGGACAGTATTTACACTAACTTTCTATCCTCATCGTGACCTTCGTAGTGGTAGTACCGAAAATGTTAAGACTATTATTCATCTTGCTATTCCGACAGGAGCTGCTCAAATAGCTACTCTTGAAACAATATTTGCATCTGTTAATACTCCGGCTGCGGCTGCGGCTGCGGCTGCGGCAGAAGCTTAAAGAAGATATTGTAAATATAACTCGTAATAGTTTAATAAAGGGGTTGCTATTAATGTTAAAATTAGTAGTGACTCCTTTAATCATAAATAGGGATGAAGGAAATTATCGAATCTGCTCTTAATCAAGGATTAAGTTCCCTGATAACAATTTCTATTTTCCTACTATTATATAAATGGTTGGATAATAAGAAGAAGACTGAAAGCGAAAAGTTTGTTAGTTCTATTAGTGATACTCTTGATGAAGTATCTAAATCATTATTACAAGTCTCGATCTTTATCACAGATATTACAAAGAATATTATAGATAAAGATAAAGACAAATGTAAGACTGCAATAGACGATGCTATGTTCGCTTCTGCAATGAGATTAACAATATTCGTTACTAATACTGTTATTAACAACCACGTTCAAACTAACAAAGATAATATACTAGCTAATATCCATAATATAGTTAATGCTGAATTTTATACTGTATTCTCTAGCTTGTCATTGTACAAGATTAATGGAGTTAAGGTTAGTGATAATATGAAAAAGGATTGGATGCCATCAGTGGAGAAGTCTATAATAGAGATAGTATTTAATAACAATCTTAGTAAAGAAGATAAAATATCTAGTTTTAACAATAAAATAAACTTGAAGTTTCAGTCTTATATAACTTATATAACGAATAATACATTAAAGTAATGGACATAAACTTCGATAATGTAAATAGCAAATTGGTTGATAGAGGTGTACAAGTTGTACACCTCTCTACCATTGGATTCGTTCTTACTAATGAAGATATATGTAGATATAATGCTATGACTATTCTTAGTCACATGCAAAATGTAGAATCTAAACTTAGTGAGAAACAACAACAAAATCTAATTGCAATGTATAACGAATTAATAGTAATGCAATGAGAAAGAACGAAAATGGAATGTATACTTACTTGGATGTTCCTAGTAAGTATAATTGTGTTTATAAGAGATTGCTTATTAAGTTAAGTGACTTAGGAGTAGATATGATTAAAGATTGTACTTCTACTTGTAAAGGTATCAATCGTCAAGTCATTAATTGTTGGAATATGTTTCAATCTGCTTGTGCTGCCTATACATTAGGTTATTGGAAACAGGCAGATTTACTCATTAATTACATTAATGCTTCTTTAGCTTTGAACTGTACTGAATATACTACTGATGAGAAGCCTGTATTTATGACATTTGAACTTAATATTCCTATGTCAATTACTGGTGCTCAACAGATAAAATATAATGAAGCTACGTTTGTTATCGCTAATAAAGAATATGTAGTTAAAGATACTCTTACTATATATCAAGTTATTAACGAAAGAGAGAATATTATAGCTTCGGGATTATCTATTGATAGTCCGGCTAAGTTTAATGAACTAACGCTTAACGCTCAAGTAGGACAAGTTTATATATTTAGAGCTAGTGTAGAAGGAGAAGACGGTGAAACATATTATTCTAATGACTTTATTGTAGAATGTAAGTCTGTTCCTAAAATGAACGTTATGTATTATGGACATACAGATATTGCACCGCAGACATTTCAAAATATGTCTGTTAGTGATATTATGGCATTAGAAGGTAATACTCCTAGAACTATTACAGGAGATAAGAATAATACATTTACTATTCATCAAGAAAAGAAGATTCATTATCTTCTTATACCTGATACACTTATGACACTTGTTACTACTCTTTGGGACGGTTCAGACGGTGCTTATAAGACTAATAATCCTGGTGGTACTGTTGACGATATACATTATAAAGTATTCTTCTTATATTCTCCTTCTGTATTTGATGATGCTATTCGTATAACCTGTAAAAACAAGTAATATGAGAAAAGGAATAAGTATAGGTCAACCTATTGTTAATAACAGTGTAGATGATAACTATAATCCTCTACCTGATATTGATGCTAAATACGGACCTTATAGTAGTGTTAAAGAAGCTCTTGAAACTCTTACTCCTGAATTACGTAGTGTTGGACTTACTATTGGCGTTAAACAGAATAATAGTATTAATGAATATTGGTTTAATGGCGGTATTGATAACGAACATTTAGTTATTAAACAAGCTAGTGGTGGAGACACACCTGTACAAACAGTTTATATTCAAGATACTCCGCCAGCTAATATTAATTTTCTTTGGGTAGATACTTCTGGTCTTGGAACAGCTCTTGAAGAGGATGAGAAATTAGCTCCGATAATTCAAGCTATTCAAGTTATACAAAACTACCTTGATACTATTGTACATCAGAGAGACTTAATTATAAATCCTGGTCATGTTAGTAATACATTTACAAAGTCGGTTCTAAAGGAATACGAACCTATTGACCCAAATACTGGACAGTTAGCTATTCGTGTTGCAGCTGTTGGTGAAAGTCTCGAACCTGAAACAGACCAATATGAACCTAATACTAAAGCTGTTCGTGGTCATTATGGAACACTTAAAGAAATTCAAGATAATTTTAATGACTTTGTAGATTACGAACTTCTTATTGCTACTGATGTAAAACGTCTATATACTAAGATTAATGGAGAACCGGTTAATCTTACTGGTAGTAGTTCAGGAGGTGGAGGTAGTATAGATTATGATGCTTTAGATAAATTAGATACTATTGGATTTGTTGCACCGAATGGACAAATATATCGAGTTAAGGTAAATAACAATGGACAATTAATAGTATATAAGAAAGAATTAGATACAGCTCAAGCTGAACCTACTGGTGGACAAGAAGACCCTGAAACTGGTTGGATATATGTAACTACATTATATCTACAAAAGCTATATATCAATTCATTATATTGCGGTGGTATTACAAGTGATGAATATAGTTATAATCCGTGCTCTCATAACTTCGTTGAACTTAGTAATCTTACAGGTAAAGATATATCTCTAAAGGGATTATCATTACAGTATGGTACAGAAGGAGGAGACTGGGAGACACTCCCTTTATGGGGGAATATCAAAGCTGGTTCGACATTTTTAATTAGAGGTGCTCAATGTTCAGTAATGAATATTAATACTACTCGTATTAAAGTTGAGAACTATGATATGGAATGGATTGCTAGTGACGGTAATCCTATTAAGTTTGATAATAAGAAAGCTAAGTTCTTCTTAACTTGGGGAACAGAACCTAGTTCGGTTGCAAATCCTTATAATAACGCGACTTCCCCCATAAGGGTATCTAAAGGTTATATTGATTTGGTTGGACTACAAATACCTAATGCTGGTGATGCTGATAAAGTTGATGCTGCTGAAAATACTGCTTATGGTTATCTTAGTAGTAAGTATTTGTTTACTAAGTATTATACTATGGATAATGTTAAGCAAGCTACTAAAGCTCTTAGTGCTAGAAATAACGCTAATGATATGTACTTTGTTAACCTAGAAGCCGATGTTATTCCTAGAGTAGAATCTTATACTCCTAGAGCTAGTTTTGAGAATAAGAATATATTCTTTAATAAGACTTTATTAGATAGTACTAAACCTAATAAAGTCACTATGAGTTTAGGACGTAAGGCTTGTTATACTATTAATGAAAGTAACGAACCTAATGATGATGCTAGTAGATGTTTTAATTGGGTTTCCGTAGGTTATTATGATGAATACTTATGGTATCGTGCATACCGTAGTGATAATAGTTATACTGAATGGACTAAAGTAGAATCGTTTAAGAATGAAACTGGTGTTCGTAAATACTATAATCGTATTAGAGCCATAACTACTGACGGTACTCCGTTTACTACTCATAAGGTAATACTTACTCATCTAGGAGAACAGTATGATACTCATACAAGAGACAAGAATGTCTATTATGAATATTACGTAGGTAGAGACGAAACTTATAAGAGTGATGTTCGCAGGTTTGTAGTTATGAGTGAAAATATGGTGAATGATGTTCTTAACTTTGTTCAGACTTCCGACCAACAAGGCTTTAATTGGGATGAATATAATGTATGGAGAATAGCTGCCGACCAAATAAAGAAGGACTTTAATAGATATGAAACTAGTAACATATCTGTGTGCTACTTTATGATTAATACTGGTGATATGACACAGAATGGTAATCGTATTAATGAATGGTTAGATTACGAAGCTGGTAGAGCATCTTTATATGATATTGCAGAAATGGTTACTGTTGGTAACAATGACCTTACTCCTGCTAATGTCTATGTTCTTGGTGACGGTGGAGATGATTCTAAAATCAATGCTACTAATATTCGTTTCTTCTATTGTTATGAAATGGATGAAGAAAATCCTCCTGTATTTACTATTGAAGGAAAGGAAATATTTGTTGAATCATTATACTCATTCGATGTTGGTCATACTCATTTCTTATGTGTTAATAGTGAGATAAGTTCTAATACTGAACGAAGTGTTTATGGACTTTCTACTACCGGAGTAATGTATGACTTAAT